AGTGGTCAAATGATGAAAATTCATCTGGCAAAACTTATAGTAAACTAGAAGATAATGGTTCATCAATTGGTGTTGAGGTCATAGACTTAGGCGCTGAAGGCGATACGATTACAGGTTTTGCAAAACTTGAAGTCGGCGTTGACACAGACGATAGCGGATCAGATACATTCGATTCTAAACTTGCCTATGTAGGATTAGATTCGAATATGGGTGCATTATCAGTAGGTCGTCAATCACATCCATTTGCAGATAACATTGGTGGTAAAACATCAATCTTTAATGTCTATGGTGGAAGTAGTGATTGGAACTATGGATCAAGGTCATCTAACAGTATGAAATACTCAACAACACAATCAGGTCTGACTTTAGATACGATTGGTATTGTTGACGGATCAAGTACAAACACAAATGCTTTTGATGAGTTCGAAGTTACAATTTCAACAAAGTTATTCGGTAGTGATGTATCAGTAGGATATGCTGATGATGTCAATAGCGATATATCTTATTGGGGTGTTGCAGGTTCTACTGATTTAGGACCTATTACAATGAGTTCATCATATACAATATATGACGCTGCAACTGACAAATATGGATTAGAAGCAACAGCAAGTTATTCTATCTTTAGTGTTGGTTATGGTGATAAAGAAGGAACAGGTGTTGCATACACAGCAGGCGTATCACATGATTTAAACGAATCAGTAAGTGTTTATGCTGAAGGTGAAATGAAAGATTTAGATTCTGGATCTGACACAACTTCTTGGTCAATCGGCAGTAAATTTACATTTTAAGTTAGGGCATTTCCAGCCCAATAAAAGAGGGGACCTAGTGTCCCCTTTTTTTATTTAAACTCTCCAATTATCTTGAATTGATTTGCCTGTAAGGCTGTAATACTTTTCTTTCCAGTTGTCTTTGTATTCGTTCTGGCAGAATCGTTTGATAGGATCATCATAATCACCAGCAAAAAAATAATCAAAAATGGACTCAATAATTTTAAACATTCATAACCTCTCTTTATGTAAATCATCTACAAATATTTATTGAGAATGACTATGCATTTAACACATTAAGATTGCAACTCCTCTATGCAAATAATAGATACTTAAATACTAACACATTTCTTACACATAACTAACACATACAAAAATTGACAGATTTACAAAACAAGTTTTCAAATTTTTACAGATTGTAAATTTCAAATGTCAAGCCTGTAAAGTTTTTTAATAAATAAAAGTATGAGTGAGAAAGAAAAAGATTCTAAGCAAGAAAAGAGCAAAGAGCATTACGATTGGCGTGGAAATGTTGCTGTTTATAATGAAAGGTATGGTTGGCATTTACGACCTACTAAACATAGAGAACAGCAAGAAGCAAAACCTAGTGCGTCTAAAGACAAAAAACTACTAGATATATAATTCTTGATTCTTATAAGTAGTCATGTGCGTCCTTCAGAAACCGCTCCAAAGCCAGAGTAAGCGATGATTAGAATAATGACAATAATACTAACACTATGGTTATGTTATGTAATGGGAGCGGCGATAATTAATACTATTTGTCAAGGATGTATTCAATAGTGGTCTTGCGATAATTGTATTATAGCATAATGTATAACTTTTAATAAATCATTTTTATTATGGCCTTCTTTTTTGCCATATCGTTGAGCATACTTTAATATATTGCCCATACAGAAACCTGTACCATGACCTTGGTCAATGATGATTTCAGTTGCTTGTTTAACAGTTTTAGCATAATGTGAATCATATGTATTGTCAATATATTCTTTTACATCTTCTAGGATTTCTCCTTCACTAAATTTATAGTCTATCATATAGTTCTTTCTATTTGTTTGTTTTGTTGTTTTGTAATATGTGTATTACCACTTTTAAGTAGTTTGTTTCTAATTGTATTAGGATCAAGACCTATCATTCTACAATAGTTTTGATATTCAGGATGATTACTTAAAATCCAGTTAGTCGCTTCAACCTTATGTTTAAGATGAAAAGCAGTTGTACCTGTATAAGAAGCATCCTCTACTGCTTGAGTTAATATTGCTGTGATAAAATTTTCTTCGCCTGTCATTATATATCCTTTTCAATTTGTGAGAAGTATGCCCAATAGTGGTCACCGTTCTCAGTTACATATCCTATTGAACCTGTATAGTTCAATTCGGTATCATATTCTTGTATCTGTGTACCATTTTCACCTGCAGGGTCACCTTTAGTTGTGGCAATAGATATGTCAGTTATTTGACCTTCTCTTGGCCACATAGACCTATCTTTTGTAACAGTTACATTGTCACCTATTTTAATTATCATAATGTATCCTTTCGTTTAGTTTAAGTATAATGGACCAGTCCATTGTATTGGGTAATTTCCTTTGAGAACATTACCTCTTGGTGAATTTAAAGCAGGTGCAGCCCAACCTGCAGCTTTTAATATATCGCCTTTTACGAAGTGTTTAAAATCTTCTTTTACAATAAAACAAAAGACGCCGTTTTCTTGTACAATCTTAATGTACTTTTTACCATTGTTAATTTTTGTTTTACTATCCCAAGTATCAACTTGTTCTTTAGCATAACCAGACAATTCTTTTTGTCCGTTTGAAGTAGACCATCTTTTGTAGTCTAGTTTGGCACCAGACATCAAGTTCTTAATTCCTTCGTCTAGTGTTTTAGCAGTTTTTTCAACTTTAATCATTATGCAACCTCACTTTCTAAAACTTCTTCAAGTTCAGATTCACTATGGATACCTACAAGGTCCCAAGCAACATCTTTAGTTTTTGCTTCTGCAAGAGCAGTAGCAACAGTAAGAGTGCCGTCTTTGATTTTAGTAATCAGTTCGTCAAGATATGTTTCGGCCATATCCCATGCCCAATTTTTTACTTTACCCATTGTATACCTCCTCGTATATTGTGTTAGTATGGTGTTTATAAACTTTTTGTATTGTTGCATTAGGTTTAATTCTTTCAAACTTTGCAACAACATTTCTTACATGATTTGATATAAGTCTTTTTTCTGCTGGTTTGCCCCAAGCAGTTATGTATTGTATTGTAAATAATTTCATTAAGCAGCCTCTTTAATGAAAGTTACAATACCCATAGGGCAAGCATAAGTCATACCGTTAGAATCAAATTTAACAGCACAACGAGTTTTCATAACTTTAGTAATCGTACCTTTTTCAACTGCGAATCTAGTATTAACGATAACTTTATCACCAATAGATATTGTACCTCTAACTTGTTTAGCAAGAGCAGTTCTTCTATCTTTGATAGCATAAATCATCATATTCATAGTATCATTAGTCGCATGATTCTTGATATAGTCTAACACTAAATCTAAGTCTTTGAATTTCAGTTTTTTCATAATGTATTTCTTTCGTTTTTGTTATTATTCTTATAATATACACTAAAACGACCCAAATGTCAAGGAAATAATGCCCTAAAAAACCCTTATTTTCTGCGAAAAACTCATTTTTTTTCTAAATCATTGATTTTATTGACTTTTTTCTTTAATTTTAAAAAAACCCTTATAAATCAAGGGTTTTTTGTTCTATTTTTGTTCTAATTTATCAAATTTTTGGGTAAATTTTCAAAAAGTTGACTATGATTTCCCATTTTTACTGATTTCACAGCGTGTTCCAGTAATTTTTGGGTATCCTCTTCGCCCATTTGTAAAACATAACAATCCAAAATCAATTTAAAACACATCGCTACTGCTTGGTCGAAGGATCCTTGATATTTTACTAATAAATCCATCATATCTGTTTGAACCTCGGCCATTATTATATTTTCTTCATTCATACTTACTAGTATAACATATTCTTAATGATTTGTAAAGCACTTATAAATAGTTATTGTTAAGTTTATTAAGGAAAACATATGTACGAGTATAAATGCAAAATTTTAAAAGTCATTGACGGAGATACCGTTGATGTAGACCTTGATTTAGGATTCGGTGTCTGGCTCAACAATGAGAGAGTAAGAATTATGGGCATTGATACTCCAGAATCAAGAACAAGCGACAAAATCGAAAAATTGTTCGGTATGGCCGCTAAAGAAAGATTAAGTTCTCTATTAGGATCAGAAGCAATATTAGATACCATGATAAACAAAAATGGTGAAAATATGAAAGGCAAGTTTGGTCGTATTCTTGGTAATTTTAGAACAATAAATGGTGAACATTGTGCTGATGTTCTTATGAAAGAAGGACACGCTGTTGCTTATGGTGGCGGTAGTAAAGATTCAGTTCAAGCACAACATTTAATCAATAGACAAAAATTAATAGATGAAGGAAAAGTTCCGGTACCTGAAGGTATGACTTTAACTAAAGGTAAAGCAAATACTTTTAAGGCAACGAAACCGCCATTGAGGGCAAAAAAGAAAACAAAAAAATAAATTAAAAAGGAGATTATTATGGGATTTTTATCAAAGTTATGGGAAAATTGGGGCAAAGGCAAAAATAGTGGCATAGAAGTAAAGTCAACTAAGAAAGCACCAGCAATTAAAAAAGTAGCAAAGAAAAAAACAAAAAAGAAAACTGCTAAGAAAAAATAATGGCAGCGGCACAAAGAAACGGAGATTCTAATGATGGTGGTGGAGTAATCAACTCTATTCCTCAATCAACTGTTTTTGTAAACAGTAAATTAGTTTCTGTTAATGGTTCTATAGGAACAGGACATCCGGTTGGACCTCCTCATTCTGCAGGAACTTGGAAAACTGCCAATGGAAGTTCAACTGTTTCTGCAGGTGGGATTGCAATTAATAGAACAGGCGATGCTGATACTTGTGCTCATACAAGAACAGGTGGTTCTAATGATGTATTTGTGGGATAACAGTATAAATATTACACAGGAGAGATTACTCAATGTCAAGGTATGACGCTACACAGACTAACGAAAGTAAAAGAAGTTCTAGGATTTACAAGGACTTAAATTTAGGCTTTCAACAAAATACTGCTACAAAAGATATTCAGAAACTTACTGATGTCGAGGCAGTAAAAAGAAGTGTGCGAAATTTAATTAATACAAATCATTATGAGAAACCTTTTCATCCTGAGATAGGATCTAATTTGAGAGCGATGTTATTTGAAAATATTACTCCACAAATGAATCATGTTATCTCTAAACAAATTGAAATGCTTATTAAAAATTATGAACCAAGATGTCGGTTAGTTCAAGTGAACACACAACCAATGTTTGATAGAAATGGATACGCTTGTCAAATATCTTTTTATGTAGTTAATCATCCAGAAGCAGTAACAGTAGAATCCTTTTTAGAAAGATTAAGATAAGATGGCAACTAAATTAGAAATATCAGAATTAGATTTTGATGGTATTAAACAAAATCTCAAAACATTTTTAAGTCAACAAGACGAATTTACCGATTATGATTTTGAAGGTTCTGGTATGTCAGTTTTACTTGATGTTTTAGCATATAATACACATTATCTTGGATACAATGCGAATATGTTGGCAAATGAAATGTTTATTGATAGTGCTGACCTGCGTTCAAGTGTTGTATCAAAAGCAAAACAAGTAGGTTACACACCTACAAGCACAACGGCTTCAACAGCAACAATTGATGTGTTGGTAAATAATGCAACTGGCGCTTCTCTTACAATGTCAAGAGGAACAAAATTTTCAACTACGGTTGATGGACAATCATATTCTTTTGTCAACAATGCTGATGTAAGTATTACACCAACTGATGGTGTTTACAAATTTAGTAATCTGACTATTACTGAGGGTTCATACTTAAATTACAAATATACAGCAAGTACATCTGATATTGACCAACGATTTATAATACCAAATGATAATGTTGACACAACAACTCTTACTGTTAAAGTTCAAGAATCTTCTTCGGACTCTACAACAAACACTTATACATTAGCAACTGGTATTACAGGATTAGACAATACATCTAAAGTTTATTTTTTACAAGAGGTTGAGGGTGGAAGATTTGAAGTTTATTTTGGTGATGGCGTTTTAGGTAAAGCAATTGCTGATGGCAACATTGTTATATTAGATTACATTACTTGTAATCGTGATGCCCCCAACGGCGCAACAACTTTCTCTTTATCAGGAAGTATTGGTGGATTTTCAAGTGCAACAATCACAACTGTGAGTAACGCAAGTGGCGGAACAGGACCTGAAAGTATTTCATCAATTAAATATAATGCACCAAGAGATTATGGAACACAAGACCGTGCTGTTACAGCAGAAGATTATAAAGTTCTTGTTAAAAGTTTATATGCAAATGCACAAGCTGTTCAAGTATATGGTGGTGAAGATGCTGAAGTGCCAAATTATGGTAAAGTTTTTATTTCTATAAAAGCAAAATCAGGTTCTAACTTAACTGTTGCAACAAAAGAAAGTATTGTTACAAGTCTTAAATCATATGCTGTTGCTTCTGTAAGACCAGAAATTATAGATCCAGAAACAACTTACATTTTATTGACAACAACTTTTAAATATGATTCTGATAAAACTACAAAAGATGTTTCAACACTTCAAACAAACATTCGTAATGCGATTGCAACTTACAATAATAACACACTAGAAAATTTTGTTGGTGTGTTTAGATATTCAAAATTACTTGAAACAATTAATGACGCTGACACCTCCATACTAAGTAATATTACAACTGTTAAAATGTACAAATATATTACACCAACTTTAAGTTCATCATTAAAATATACACTATCATTTAATAATGCATTTTACAATCCACATAGTGGGCATAATGCAAGTGCTGGTGGTATAATTTCGTCAACAGGTTTTAAAATTAGTGGCGATACAACAAATGAACATTTCTTAGATGATGATGGTGCTGGTATCATAAGATTATATTATTTAAGTGGTACAACAAGAGTTTATACAAGTACATCCTATGGTACTGTTAATTATACAACTGGTGAGGTAGTTCTCACATCAGCAAACATTACAAGTATTTCAAATGTTGATGGTGAAACTAGCACACAAATAAGAGTAACTACAATACCAAGTTCAAACGATATCGTACCTGTTCGTAATCAAGTTTTAGAAATTGATACAATCAACTCATCTGTGAGTGGCGAAATAGATGCTGTCGAAAGTGGCAGTTCTCAAGCAGGAACATCTTATGTAACTACTAGTAGTTATTCTTAATAGAGAATAACAATGTCAGATAAAAAGAAAACCAATAAGAAAAAACTATCGACACTTGTTGCTCAACAGGTACCTGAATTTGTTTTAACAGACCATCCTAAATTTACAGAATTTCTTTCTTCATATTTCCTATTCATGGAATCTGCTGAATTAAATTTAGATACTTTTACAGACATAGACCAAATACTTTTAGAAACAGAAACAGATACTCAAAGTTATGTATTACTCAACCAAACAAATAAGAATGGTTTGGATGCAGGTAGTAAAGTTGTTGATGAACAAAATACATTTGGTGGTTCATTTCAAAAAGGTGAAACAATTACAGGCACAACATCTGGTGCAACATCAACTGTTTTAGCAGATGATATATTAGGCAATTCACGATTATTTGTTTCAGCAAATAATGCTTGGATTACAGGTGAAACTGTAACAGGTTCAACATCAGGCGCAACAGCAAAGGTTGCTAAGTATCGTGCTAATCCTGTTGAGAATTTACAACAACTCTTAAACTATTCTGACCCAGACCATACAATAGATGATTTCTTAACACAAATGAAAGAGGAATTTCTTAATACAATTCCTACAGATACCGATGCTAGTCTTGATAGAAGAAAATTAATTAAAAATATAAAATCATTATATAGAGCAAAAGGAACATCAAAGGCACATAAAGCATTTTTTAGAATGTTATTTAATGAACCTTCTGAGGTATATACACCGGCTGATGATATGTTGCGAGTGTCTGCTGGTGGATGGAGTACACAAACATTTATTCGTTGTACACAAACAGCAGCACAAGCAGTTAATGATCCTTTATTTTTAGTTGGTCAAACAATTTCACAAGCAAATAATCCTGCTTCAACAACAATAAATGCCGCTACAGCAATTGTAGAAAATGTTACAAAGTTTCAAGAGGGTTCAATTGTTGTTATTGAAATTGCTCTTAATAACGAAACAGTAACCGGCACATTTGTTAATGGAGAAGAATTAACTGGAATTAGTTATGCTGATACCGAAACAGAAGTAAAGGTAACTGTAAGTCAAGGATTATCAACAACAGCAATTACAAATGATGGAAGCACATTAACAGTAGGAGATGAAGCAACAGTAAGTGGAGGTGCAGGTACTGGTGGTCGTGTTTCAGTAAATGATATATCAGGTGCAGGTGTTGATGAGGTTATTGTCAATGTTGCCGGCACAGGATATGAAGCAGGTGATACAATTACATTTAGTTCAGGAACTGCTGAAGCAAAAGTTTCAGTTGTTACTGGTGGTATCGCACCTGAAACAGGAAGTGTTGCGATTCATATTGAATTAGAATCAGGTACAATTACAGGTTCAGGTTCTGGTGATTTAAGTTTAGAGGATGCTGCTGACGGAACAACTGGTAAACTTTTAGATTCTGCTTCACACGAAACAGATACAGAAATAAAGGTAGAGTTAGAAAATGAGGTAGGGGAAATATTACTAGAAACTTATGATTCTCAGGTTTCTGATACTTTCTTTTTACTTAATCAAGATTCAGACATAAATCAACCATATGAATTAGATGATAATGACCACATTGTATTAGAAGATGAAAACCAAAAAAATGAGTATGCAGGAGATAAAATAGTTCAAGAAAATACAACAGTTGAACAATTTGAATTTGAATTAGAAACAGCAACTACTACAGGTGCTGACACAATAGCATTAGAAAATGAAGTTGGTAATTTAGTTAATGAGGTGCAAAATACAGACATTGGTGATATAACTGATATACGAATGATTGCTAGTGGTTCAGGATATACAACTCTTCCAACAGCAACAATTACAATTGGTGATAGACATATAGGATTAGAATCAATTACAAATGAACGAAGATTAGCATTTGTTGGTGCGTTAGAAGATGGTACTGGTAATATTCGACAAGAACAATTAGATAGTTTTGGTAACATAGATAATATATTAAATGAAGATGAATCATTAACAACAATTATTGATACAAGCACAACTGGTGATGGAAGACTTGTTCTTGAAAATGGCGGCTTTATACTCAATGAAACATTTGATGGTACAAGTGCAACAGTTATACCTTTTGGTGATAATATTGGTCGTGCAACATCATTAAATATTGTTGAACATGGTATTAATTTTACATCAGCACCAACTTTGACTTTTCCTCATTATGCTGTTCTTAAAACAGTTTCAGGTACAATAACCGAAGATGAAACATTTACCAGTAATGTAAGTGGTGCAACAGGAACAGTTGTAAGTTTATCAGCACCCCTTTTAAAATATACTGTAACATCAGGTGCTTTAGAAGAAGGTGATACAGTTACTTTTTCTGGAGGTGAAACTGCAATTGTAGTAAAATCTGACCCTCTTACCGGCACCACAGCAATTGATACAAAAATTACCACAACAGGTAAATACATAAACGAAGATGGTCATATTTCTGAATTGACTAAAAAAGTTCAAGATAGTTTATACTATCAAGATTTCTCTTATGTAATCAAAGTTTCTGAATCAATTAATAAATGGCGGGATGCTTTAAAACGAGCAGTTCATCCAAGTGGATTCTATGTAACTGGTGAAGTGAATATTGCAACATCATTAGACGCACAAATAAGACAACCTGTTGGTGCAACATTAACTTCTGGATTATTCTCTGGTACATCTGATAGTCCAATCTACATGAGATTGAATACTTTATTTGGAACAATCTTTGGTAGACGAACAGGTGTTGGATTGAAGTTTATGAGTGATGCTGTTCAACTAGATGGTAAAACTTTAAGGTCACGAGCAGCAGCAAATGCTGGTTATTCTGTTGATGTTAGTAATGAGTTCACTAGTTCACATTATACAGCGGGTCAAAAAGATGTAAACCTTTCTCCTGAAACTACAATCGAAATGGAGAAAAGAAATAGAAGAAGTTTCTATACCTTAAATAGTGAAGGGTTTACTTTAGAAGATGGCACAGGTAAAGTAGCAGCAGAAGATGTTGGACTTATAGTAGATGAATTTGGTTATACAGTAAGGGGTACTGCTGTAAGTAATGGTTTTGCTTATGGGGGACCTAGAATGAGAAACTTACGAGCACCTTTTACTAGATATGCTCATAACAATGGTATATTATTAGAAGGCGCAACTGAAACAGATAATTCTAATATTAGATTAGAAAGTGAATCAGGTGTATTAACAAGTGAATTTGGTATATCTGCAAGTACAACAATAGCAGATTGGGCACAGTTAAGATTTACAGGAACCTTGAATACAGATGTTGATGGAGAAACTATGAGATTTAAAGATTTAGAGGGAACTAATAGTGACCTTGAACATAAAAATAATTTTGCTTTTCCGACAGATATAACTCAGGAACCTTCTTAATAAATGTTATAAATAATAGAAACACTAGAATAATGGGAAAATAAAATGGCAGCAATAATAACTAACAAATTTAGAATAAATAATGCGGAACAGTTTGTTGAATCCTTCTCGGAAACATCTGCTGAAACATATTATTTGTTCATAGGAAGGTCTCATGCGTGGGCATCCGATGCTGATGTTCAAGGGAACACAATAGCAGAAGGAACAGACGCTTCACCTCCTACACCTAATGATGATGTAACCTCAGAATTTTACAACTATGATGATATGTTAGGGGCAAAACTAATTGCTTCATCTGATGTATCAAGAGTAATACCAAGAAGAAACTGGACTACAGGAACAACTTATGATATGTATGAACATAACATAGGATCAGGTAACACATCAAATAGTGGTGCAACAAACTTATTCGATTCAACTTTCGTAGTAATGAACAGCTCTTATGCTGTTTACAAAGTAATAGAAAATGATGGTGCAACTGCTTCAACAGTAGAACCAACATCAACATCAAACTCAATTTTTGAAACATCTGATGGTTATAGATGGAAGTATATGTATTCTTTAACATCTGCCGAAACTCTTAACTTTATGTCAACAGACTTTATTCATTGTTCAACCGATTCTACCG